CATAGCCGAGCTTATCGACTGCCGCGGTGAGCGTGACGGCCGAGAACGCGTCCGCCCGGAATGCATCCATTGTGATCATTGCAGGTCTCCAGAATGGTCGGACGGTTGCGCCGACGTTTGCGGTTGAGAAAACTGAGGAGCGAGGTCAGCGAACGATGATGCCGAGCTTCCCGAGCTGGCGGATCGCGTCGGCTCTCTGGATTGCCGTGATGGTGGCCGGCCAGACCAGGTCGACGCCGCGGACTTCAGCGGCGCGCGTAATGACGACGCCGGTGCCGAGGTTGGTGCCGTCTGTCGTGACGCCTTCCCAAAGAATGCCGGCGACGCGCTGGGTGCCGTCGGCGCCGGCCAGATTGTAGGCCGCGATCTGGTAATCGGTCTCCTCGATGCCAACGGTGATCGAGAAGGCGTCCCCAATCGCGAAATCGGTCGAGCCGTCGGCAATTACGAACTTGATCTGGTTGCTGAAGGTGGCCGCGACGGCGACGCGCCCGATCTCGATCCCGTCAGGATCGTAAACGACGAACTCGCCGCTGTTGGTCGCGACCAGCACGTTCACGACGCGATAGATGCCGTTCTTGGCTCCGGCCGCAACGGGAGCCGTCGCATCCAGGGTGATGACACCATTCCCGGTATTGCTGCCATCCGCCGCCGCGCTCGATGTCACCTGGCTGACAACGGCGGTCTTGCCGACCACCTGGCCGGCGGCAAGCGACTGGTTGAGCGCGACGACGTACCGATCACGCGACTGACGCCCAGGCGCTTCGCTGACCATGAACGCGCCAGCATGTCGCGGCTCGATTTGAACGATTCCCGTGGTCATGGATTCTCTCCCGTATTGACCGCTAAAGGTGGATGACGACGGCTGGTCACTCGGCAGCGACCGGCTCCGTCGTCGGACGGCCGGCGCTCGATCGCGAAGGGCGTGTACTCGTAAACGTTGCGTGAGCTTTGAGCTGACTCGGTTACTGCCTGAACCGAAGCCGACGTGTCGAGCGAAGGTGATGTCTGGTTCGAACTTGACGGGCGGCGATGCGCCGCGCCCGGGCTTGATCTAGGTCAAACCTCGCCGGTGATTGGCGGTGGCACGCTTCTCCGCATGACGCGGAATAGCTGGCTGTTTGTTCTCTCACTTGGCTGGTTGGCTCTTGTCACCAGCGCGAGCGTGTGCGTCGTATTAAAGTTTTGAATCACCGAGCGGTACAATAGACATCGCCATGCATGCGTCAGCATAGATGACAGTCACACTCCTCGAATACATTGCCCTAATGGAAGATGATTTTTGGTATCGCATCACCGTAGCTGTGCTCGGGCTAGCGCCGGTCCTGTTCGTACTCTTGCTCGTCTACTACCAGTAGGCTATTGGCCCATCAGCGAAGTGGCGGCACGCCTTGACTTGAATCAACATCGCGCTGGCAACGCGCTCTTAGCATTTCACTCGTCCCTTCGCTGATAGGCCAAGACGTGAGTGATGAAGAGAAAAGCAACATCGCGCTTTCTGTCAGAGGAATCTAAAATGGCAGGAATACGATCCGGGCTTGTTATATTGATGCTGCTATCAGGCTCTGTCGCCGTCGCACAACAGGCGGGCAAGCCCTGCGCCGACGATATCAAGACACTCTGTGCCGGAATTCAGCCCGGCGAAGGCCGGATCAATGCCTGCATAAAATCGCATCTGACCGAGCTTTCGAAAGCCTGCGAGGAAGGCGTGCTCACGGTGGCAGTGACGGGAAAGGTGTGCAAGGGTGATATTACGAAACTGTGTGCCGGTATTGTGCCGGGCACGGGTGGTATCAGAGCCTGCATCAAGTCGCACATGGCAGAGGTGAGCGATCCTTGCAGGGATGCGATGGCCCAGGCCGCAGCGGGCAAAAAACTCTAGGGAGCCGGGATCGAAATCCTTGCCCGGGAGCGAGCCTCACCAGCGTCTGCTCTCGCGCCGCTGTTAGGGACGAGGCGGACGTGATCGTCGAAGGCTCCCTTTGAGCACTAGCGCCGCGCGTTGGCGGGCATCTTGCTGTTGATCTCCTGGACGACGCTGTCCCAGGCGGCGGCAACGGCCGTCTCGGCCGCGCCGGCGGGCTTCGCGGTGCCGTCAACCGCGAGCGCATCCGTCGCATCGGCAGCACGGCGAGCAAGCTCGCTGCGCACGGTCGCGATCGGCGTCTTGGCCTTGACGAACGCCTTTGCCTCCGACACCGGCACCTTGGCGATCGCGCAGAGGTCCATCGTCTCCATCGCCATCTCGACGGTGTAGCCGGGCGCGCTCGCGTTGGGATCGGCCGGCATGTCGTCATCATCGTTCGGCATGACCTGGCCGCAGGTCGCGCAGGGTTCGCCGGGCTTCGGCTTCGCGGCCGCGGCTGCGACGACAGGCGCGGCCGCGACAGGTTCAGGCGCCGCTGGAGCCTCAGTGGTTGCCGGCGGCGTTTCCGCCGATACGGCTGCGGGTTTCTGCGCCGCCGCAACGGCGGTCGGCGAAGCGCCGCTCAACATCTGGTCTTTCTGTGTCGTCATGGCTGACGCTCCTGTGTTCGCGGCGACCGCCGCCATTCGGGGTTGCGAATTTTGCGTGACCTGCGCCGTCAGGCTGGCCAGGACCTCGTCGAAGGTGCGGATGCCGTCGGCGAGCTTGGCTTCGACAGCGTCGCTGTCGGAATACACGGCGGCTTCGGTCGCAAGCGCATCCTTGGCGCTCATGCGGCCCTGGCGCCCGATGAGTTCGCAGAGCGCATCGCGGCAGTGGTCGACGCGGCCCTGAAATGCCGCCCGCGCTTCGCTCGAGAGCGCCGCATGCTCCCAGCCGTCCATCTTGCGTGTACCGGAAAAGACGGCACTGTATTTCAGGCCGCGTGCCTGATCCTGGACCGACTGGTCGATGTGGATCATCACCGCGCCGATCGAGCCGACCTGGGCAAGCCGCGGCAGATAGAGTTTTTCGGCCGAGCCGGCGAGCGCATAGGCGGCCGAAGCCGCCACCGAATTCGCGACGGACCAGACCGGCATCTTGGCGCGCCCCGCCAGAATCTGGTCGGCCAGATCAAGCATGCCGTCGACCTGGCCGCCCGGACTGTCGACATCCAGCAGGATGGCGCGGACGCGATAGTCGGATAATGCGGACTGGAGCGAGGCGCCGAGGCCCTCGTAGGTCGCAAAGCCGCAGGCCGCGGCGAGCCAGTCGAACCGCTTCGAAATCACCCCGGCGATCGAGAGGATAGCAATGCCGTCACGCGTCAGCGCATATTCGGACATGCCGTCGTTGGAGCGAACCTGCTCCACTTCGGCGCTTGCGAAAGCGCGTCCACGACGCGCCGCCTTCGCGGCTTTCTTTCCCGCATGGACTTCGATCCGCTCGCCGGCAAGCACGCGCTGCCCGACCGGTCCCTCGATGATCGCGCGCAGCGCGTTCGGCTCGATCGCATGGGCGCGGCCGAACAGCCGATCGGCGACGTTCGGATAGGCAATGTTCATCACTGTCGCTTTCTGGGCGCCTGCTGCGCTGTCTTCGACGGCCGGCCTGGCGGCTGCCCAGGCGCTTCCTCTTGGTCGTTGTCACCCTCGGCATCAGGCGGCGGCTCGCCAATGATGGTTCGCAGGCTTTGCGTACCCGAGAACTGGATGCCGAGACGATCGGCACGCGCGGCATCCTCGGCGATGCGCTGATCGACCTCGGCCGCATCGTTGCCCTCTTCCTCGATCACCTGCGACCGTGCCTTGAAGCCGGCATCGACGGCCAGGATCTCGGCCTGGCGATCCTTCAGCGGATCGATCCACATCCAGCGCGGAGGAATCCAGTCCATCCGCAGATAGTCGCGCGGATTGTCCGCATAGCCATCGAAGGCGAGCGCGCCGCCGATATGCGCGTAGTCCATGAATGCGCGAAACACGGGCAAGCAGAGCTGAACCACGATGATGTCCTTCTGCAGCGCCTCACCGCGCCGCCGCGCCTCGATCATCGCGGCGCGCTGATTGCCGTAATTGGCCTTCACCATGTCGCCGGTGACGCCGGCGTAAGGCAGGCCGAGCGCCGCGCAGACCCGGGTCAGGGTCCGGTACTGGAACGGCTCGTAAGATTGCCCACTGTCCGCCGGCGCCGCGGTCGTCACCGCTTCGCCCGGGAGCAGGACATGCGCCGAGCCCGGCTCGAGCTTGACGGGGGCGGCGTCATCGTCCGGGCCCGATGCGGATTTGTTTCCCGCGCTTGATGCGGGCTTCTTCTCGTTCTCAAAGAAATCGCCATCGGGGTCCGGGCGGGTGATGAACACCGAGAACAGCGCGGCGGTCTTCTTCCGCTCGAGCTCGGCGTCGTCGTAGAGGTCGAGCATCCAGAGCGTGACGATCGCCGGCGTCAATCGCGACAGGCCGCGGATCTGTCCGGCCTCCAGCGGATCGAAGATGTGCAGGACCTGGTTCGCCGGCACCCTCACCCGCTCGCCGAACTTGGGTGCCTGCGTGATATCGCCGGGATTGACGCGCCAGAAGTGATAGGCGACGCGCCGGCCGATCCTGTCGAACTCGATGCCTTGCCGAATCCAGTTGCCGTTGGAAAGCGGCATGGTGAGCCAGAGCGGCAACTGTTCCGACGGCAGCAGCTCGACCTGCAGGGGAATGGAGAGGCCGTCGGACATGTAGCGCGGGCGCAGGCGAACGAAGACCTCGCCCGCGATGAACAATTCCCGCGCAACGCGCTTCTGCAGGCCGTAGAAATTGGTGATGCCCTCGGCATCGGCCTCGGTCAACCTGTCCCACAATTCGTGGACGGTTTTTTTCTGATCCGAAGCCGCTTTCGCAGCCTGATCGGCGCCATCCTCCTCGACGTCAGGCACCGGTAGCGGCGATTTCCAGCTCGGCTTGATGCCTGCGCCGACCAGGTTGGAGGAAAAACATTCGACGGCGCTGAAGGCGTAACCATTGTTGCGCGCGAGATAGCGCGCCCGGGCGAGCGTGTTCGGCCCGGACTGGTTGATCAGCGTGTTGACGTGAACGCGTGACGGAATCCAGCTGCCCAGCCGGCGGCCCATGCGTCCGGCCTCGAGGCCGATGCCGTCGCTCAAGCTTCCGAAGGCCTGCGCGACCGCGGTGCCCGCGGCACGAAGCGCTTGTGCGGCGCGCGCCAGCATGCCTCAGAGGCCCTTGTGCGAGAAAAAGCGAGAGGTGCGGCGGATCGTCGTGCCGTTCAGCGCGGCGATATCCGTCTCGACGTCCTTGATCGCCGCCTGGAGCTCGGCGATCGAACGAAATTTCGACGAGCGGCCGGCATAGCTGATCTCCGATTTGCCGTTGGTGAGCGCCGACTTCAGCGCATCGAGACGTCCCTGCAGCGTCGGAAGGTCAGCGGGCATCGGTATCAATCCATGTAGCCGGAGCGCGTCGATCGGCGTGTGAATCTAGGAGCTGGCGCCGGTGCCTTTGATGGCTGAGGCGCCGGCTGGGGCGTTTGCGGCATGCCGAGCGACGTCAGCAGCGGCGCATCGAACAGTTCGGGCTGGCTCTCAGGCGGCGGCGTCTCGCGTTCGGCTTCGAGGCGGGCCCAGATCGCTTCCGGAAGCCCACGAACGCCGTATTTGATCGCTGCGGCCTCGGCCTGCAGCATCGTGTCGAGGCCTTCGTTGGCCTGCGTCTCGTCCTTGGTCCAACGATAGACCACGAAGCCGTGCCGCTTCTCCGGCGTGCGCCGCTCCGCGGTCAATTGCCGGAAATATTCGTCGTCGAGCCCCCGCGGAAACGCGACAAAGCCCTGGGCGAGCGGATCGTCCTTTGCCAGGTTGCGATACAGCGCCATTTTCAGCACCGAGGTGCCGAAATTGAAGAACCGCTTGGCGTATTTCAGCAGCTTGCCGGTGCGCTGGTTGCGTTCCTTCTTCACGCGGGCAAGCAGTGGCGCGGTATCGGAGCCGAGGCCGCGCACCATGATCAGCTGCGACGAGTGATGCTTCCTCGCAAAGTCCCAGACATCCTCCGTCCAGGCATTGCCGTCGATCGCGGCGCCGTCGATGCCGATTTTCTGGCCGGCGGCGTTGGTCCAGGTCTGCTGTAGCAATGCCGTCAACCGTTCCTGGCAAGTCGCTTCCGAGATGTGGCCGGGTATCACGACATAGTCGATCACGAAGCGGCGGTGATCCCGGCCAAACGCGACGAGTTGGGCTTCGACGCGGTCGAGCTGGCAATCGAAGCCGAAGAACAATAGCAGCGCGCCGGCTGGGATCGTGCCACGCGGATAGTCGGACTGCGCGGCGCGATCGCGGAGCTTCTCCCATGGCGGCGCCTCGCTCGCGGCCTTGTAGGCCTCGCCGGCGGTATCGTTGAGGAACGTCTTTTCAGCCTCGGGGTCGCCCTTGGCCCTCAGCCATTCCCGCGCGATGCGCTCGAATGACTGGAGATAGGAATAGGCCGACCATATCCAGAACGAGCGATGCTCGCGCTTTGCCGCGGGATTGTGCGCGCGAAACTCCAGCCGCTCCAGCATTTGCCGGCGATGATGTTCCTCGATCGATGCGCCGCAGGCGACGCAGGTGAAGTGCGCCTCTTCGGGTTTGGCCGGATCGAGCGCCGCGTGCATGTTCTGCCATTCCAGCACTTGCATCTCGTCGCAGTGCGGGCATGGGACGTAAGGATATTCCTGGCTGCCGGCCTCGAAGCTCTTGGTGATCCTGCAGCCCGGCAAGACCAGCGGCGTCGACGCCTTGAGGATTTTCGCGAACTCATGCGCCCGCGATCGGCTGTCCGCCTGCGATTCCGGATCGCCGGCGGCGTTCATCTCCCACTTCGACAGATCGTCCTGCACCTGGCGCCGCATGGTGACCTGCGAAAGTGATGACGGCGAATTGGCGCCGGAGATCAGGATGGCGCCGAGGCCGTCGCAATGTTCCTTCAGCAGGACGCTGTTTGAGCCGTCCCGCGATTTCTCCGGAAACAGCCCGCGCAAGGAGGCCGTACCCTTCAACATCGGCGAGAGCTTCAGCTTCGACCAGCGGCTCGCATTGTCGTCGGTTGGATGAACCACCAGAAAATCGCATGGGTCCATCGCCATCGAGCCGCCGAGGAAGATGTTGGCGATGACGGCCTTGCCGATCTGCGCCGAGCCCGCGAGCGTCACCACGCGGCACGGATCTTCCGGCGAAAGCGCGCCGAGGATCGGAGCGACATGCGGAAACCGCTCGACATTGAACGGCCCCGGGAACGGGCTCTCCCGCTCGCTGAAGACGATGTTGTCCTTCGCCCACTCGACATAGTCGACCACAGGCGGC